ATGCTTGATGCGGAATTAGCACCAGAAAACCCTTACTCAAATCAGTTGACCGATACCCAATTGCCGGATGCTGAAGGCATTACACCAGAGCAGCGGCTGGATGCCATTGCGACTGTTTTGGCCATTGCCGCTCTCAGAAACCGATACCGTAAGGCCAATAATGCCAATAACTTAAAGAATATTGCAGATTCTTCCAGAACCTTCGGAGAAGGACTTGATTCTTCTGCCAGAAAGAGCGTCATTCATGACAACCGAGTCCTGTAAACAAATATAAGGAGTTGAAAATGAATGACTTGAAAAACAAAAACACGGAGCGAAGCAAGACCTCAGTGCTGAGGCAATTGGCCACGCTCCAGAGTATGAGCCTTGATCAGCTCAGAGAGAAATGGCTGGATTTGTATGGAACCGAACCGCCCCAGTACAAAAAGCAGTTTCTGGTAAAACGGCTGGCACACCGAATTCAGGAACTCTTTTATGGAGGTTTGTCGGAGCAGGCAAAGAAACACCTCAAAAAGGTCGCCGAAACAGATCCGGTTGCATCCGTAATCCGCAAGATCCCGGAGGAACGGAAATCACAGGAGGCCATCTTGTCGGGCACTCGCTTTGTCCGGATCTGGAACGACCATCGCTATGAAGTGATCGCTCGGGAAAACGGCTTTGAATACGACGGCCGCATCTTCAGATCCTTAAGCGCCATAGCACGGGAAATCACAGGCACCCGCTGGAACGGAAAGATCTTTTTCGGCCTGAAGAACAGTTACAGAAAAAAGGAAGGTGGTCCGAATGCTTAACAATAACAACACTCAAAACGGCCAGCGCAAAACACTCCGCTGTGCCATCTATACCCGCAAAAGCCACGAGGAAGGTCTGGATCAGGAATTCAATTCACTCGATGCTCAGAGGGAGGCCGGTGAAGCTTACATCGAAAGTCAGAAGCTGCAGGGATGGAAGGCCATCCCTTACCGGTACGATGACGGCGGTTTTTCCGGTGGAACTATGGAACGTCCGGCACTGCAGAGACTGCTGGCGGATATCGATGCCGGTAAGATCGATGTCATCGTCGTTTACAAGATCGACCGATTGTCCCGCTCCCTCCTGGACTTCATGAAGATGATTGAGCTCTTCAATGAAAAGGAAGTGAGCTTTGTATCTGTCACCCAGCACTTCAGCACCACCGACTCGACGGGCCGCATGTTTCTGGGAATCCTGATTACCTTTGCCCAGTACGAACGAGAGGTCATCGGCGAGCGTATCCGGGACAAGGTCGCTGCCGCTAAGCGTCGGGGTAAATACTGCGGCGGCCCAGCGGTGCTCGGCTATGACGTGGACCGGGAAAACAAAAAGCTGCTGATCAACCAGAGCGAGGCACCGCTGATAAAACTCATATTCCGGAGATACACACAGGTGGGATCAGCCAAGAAGGTGGCGCAGGAATTGAACGAGCAAGGGTACAAAACCAAATCATGGACCACCAAGAAGGGCAAGGAGCGGATCGGTACCGAATGGAATACGGCTCAGGTCTACCGCCTTCTCAACAACAGGCTCTATATCGGGGAGATTGCCTACAAAGGTAAAAACTATCCGGCAGAGCATGAGGCCCTGATTGATCAGAACACTTGGGATAAGGTTCAGGCGCTCCTCTCGGAAAACAATCGCACCAAGATGAGCAAGGCCCGGGTGAAAATGGTCTCGCCCTTGAGCGGCGTGATCCGGTGTGGCCACTGCGACAGTGCCATGGGCATCACCTATACCAACAAGGGCGACCGGCGCTACTCCTATTATATATGTGAAAAGGATACCAAACGCGCTGTCAGCCGGTGCCCCTTGAAGCGGGTTCCTGCCGGAGACATCGAGTCGGTGGTGCTTGGTCAGCTGGGAGCGGTATTTAGAACACCGACCTTGGTGGCCAAGACCTACTTTGCCGCCAGAGAAATCGAGGCCGAGGAACGTGAACGGCTGCAGAGCCAGAAAAAGGAGCTCGAACAATCCCTTCAAAGCGTCAGACAGGAAGCACTGAAACTGATGTCGCCTGATAATGATGATCCCGACCGGAATAACCGACTTCCCTTGGTCAATCAGCAGGCCGTCGATTTGACCAAGCAGCTCACCAACGTATCAGCTCGATTGAGGGTTATCGATACGGAGCAGATTTCCGAAGGTGATGTATCCGAAGCCTTCCAGAGTGTGGAAACCTTCTGGGAGGATCTGTTCCCCCTCGAGCGCAACCGGCTGATCCAGCTTCTGGTGGAAACCATTGAGATCCGGGAGACAGGAATCGACATGGAACTTAAAACCAACGGCCTCACAAACCTTGTCACCGAGCTGGCCGGTCTGGCTTGTGAAGTCAGGGAAAGGAGCAACAGCTGATGAAAAAGATCAAACCAACCATCAAACTTTCAGACAGCGGAAACCTGCACATTCATATTCCCATGTTCATCCGAAGAATGCGCGGTCGCAAAATGGTGTTCACGCCGGACACGCTGGACGGTGAAAACGAAGGCATGCCGGAAACGGTGCAGACGGCCATTGTCCAGTCACTGGCCAGAGCCTTTTCATGGGCGGATATCCTCGAGAGCTGCGAGGTAAAGTCCATCAGCGAGCTGGCAAGGGATCTCGATGTGGACTCCTCCTATGTGGCTCGAACCCTGAAGCTGACCACACTCGCCCCGGACATTATCGAAGCCATCATTAACGGTGAAGAACCCAGCGGATTGTCCCTGTCAAAGCTGGTGAAAACATTCCCGCTCGACTGGAGTGAGCAGCGAACATTCTTTGGATTTTGCTGATCGATCTTCCACAAACCACCACCCTCAACAGCCGACCTTCGTGTCGGCTTTTTTTATGCCCTGACGAGTGAGACCAACGAAATTTCACTGAGGGCAGGCAAAAAAAGTTAAGAAATTTTTCTCCGCCTCATCCCATCAAATCCCCCTCAAATTCAGTGCATTAGCCAATCCAAGTGCATCCGCATCGGGTGAAATTTCAGTGGTCCAACGAAATTTCGCCAAAGAAGGGTGACAGGTCTGGTGAACAGAAAAGCGTTCACGACCTCACCCGGAGAAATCATGCCGGACCTGTCTTCCGGGAGGTCCTTAACAAAGGAGGTTCGGCATGAACCAGATCAAGAAGACAGAACTAAACGAACCGCTGCAAAAGCTCATCGAGCTGATGCAGCAAATCAACTTCGGGCGCATTTCCAACATACCGGTTGTGGCCGGAAATCCCGAACTCACCGCAGACACCATCATCGAGCGTGAAATCAAACTGGGCGGCCAGAACGGTAACCGTCCGGAGCTGGATAAGGATGACTTCACCCTGAAGCAGGAGGTGCTCGCTCTTATCGAACACCTGACCGGCATGGGTGATGGAATCATCCGGCATCTTGAAATCAAGCATGGGTTGCCATTCCTGATCCGCATCGAGGAACGGGCAGCATAACAAACTGAGAATTTAGACACTTCGACAACAAGCTGGACGCAAGGCGGAGGCTGTTGTGGGTGTCGCCGAGCCAAACCTGACCGTGTGTGTTTAAGCACGGCAGGTGGCAGAAAAGGCGAACCTGCGACACTCCGCTTGTTGGATCAGCTCCTTCCTCTGTTTCCGGCCCGTGCCGACACCCACGCGGTGCTCCTCCTCGCTCCGAGGAGGACCAAATGTTTTATCGAAATTCCTATGACGGCATCGATGGCTATGCCGCAGACCTTATTCGGCACAAAGCAAGACAACTGGTGGGAAAAGCCGGACTGACAGAAGACGATCGGCAGGATCTCGAGCAGGAACTGATGATCGATCTGCTGGGCAGAATGAAGCACTTCAACCCAGCCAAAGGCAAAAAGACAACCTTCATGACCCGCATTGTTGAGCGGCGGATCTCGACCATTCTGGAAGCCCGCTTCGCGCAATGCCGGGACTGGCGCAAATGCACAGCCTCTCTCAACGATCCCATTCCGGGCGGAGATAACGACTCCGCTGAGCGTATCGAGCAGGTCTGCAGTGATGGGCAGATGGGACATCACGGCCGGGATACCAACGAGCAACGCCAGAACGACATCCGCTTCGATCTGGAACGAGTCATTGCTGCCCTGCCGGAAGACCTGCAGGACCTCTGCGAAAAACTGCAGTCGAGCAACATGGCTGAAATCGCAAGGGAGATGGGCGTTCCGCGCAGCACCCTCTACGGGAAACTGACCAAGCTGCGGGACGCATTCCGGGATGGTGGATTGGAAGAATACCTCTGATCGACCGACGCATCGCCCGGGGTTCCGGTAAGTAAGCATCGTGCCGCATGAAGCGGACGACCGGGGCCTCGGTAAACAGAAAACCTGCAAAACAACAGGAGATTAACAATGGAAACTTACAAGTATCGCTTTGATCAGTCGGTCCCGGCTCAGGACTTGGAAGATACCTTCATGCTGGCGTTGCTGGCTGTGGAAAGCATGTATGGACACTCCAGAGTGAGGATGGAATCCCGCTTCAATCTGGATAAGCAGAACCGCACCTGCTTTATCGATGCAGCGACCAAGGTCGGCGGTGATCTGGCGAGCATCTTTACCGGCTTCGCCACCAAGGAATACGGCGAGCGTGCGGTAATGATCGACCGTGAACCCGCCGGTGGCGGATGCGCCTGCAACGCAAAGGCACCTTCAGGAATGGAGGTGGCGGTATGAGCGAATTGATGACCACCACGTATTCCATGTGGCGGCTCTTCCGCAATTGCCGCAAGGCTTGTGAATACCGCTACCTGAGGGACCTTGTTCCTCTGGAGCGGGATCACAACCTGGCTTTCGGATCAGTCATTCACGACTGCCTTGAAATCTGGCATGGCCAGCGGGAGCTCGAAAAGGTTCTCGAACACATCGATCAGGTCTATGCCAACCGGGCACAGGATGACCATCAGCTCGCGGACTGGCATCTGGCCACCGCCATGATGAGCTCATATTCGGAGCAGTATCCCGTCGAGGACTTTTACGTGGTCGCTCTGGAGAAGACCTTCGAAGGCCCCATCGTCAACCCGGATACCAACGCCGCATCGAGAAGTTTTGTGCTGGCTGGCAAGGTCGACGGTCTGGTCAAACAGGATGGTCAATACTTCCTGCTGGAGCACAAGACCGCCTCACAAATCGATGCCGGTTATCTGGAGCGGCTCTGGACTGATTTTCAGATCATCATTTATGCGTGGTATCTGGAGCAGACCCTCGACATCCGTATCTCCGGCATCATCTACAACGTGTTGGTCAAGGCCAAGCTGCGCCAGAGCAAAGGCGAGACAGAAGCGGAGTTTGAATCCCGTCGTGCCGAGCTGATTGCCAAATCCAAAACCGGCAAGAGTAGCGCCAAGCGCAAGATGCCGGAGCCGGATGATGTCTTTCAGCAGCGCCTTAAAGACAAATACTTCGAGCCCGGCATGTTTCACCGGGAGCTGCTCTACATCTCCCGCGATCAATTCGACGAGCTTCGCAGTGAGCTTTGGGAACTATCCAAAGCCATGCTGGATGCCCGCCGCCGCAACACCTTCTACCGCAATACGGCTTTCTGTTTTCAGTATGGACGCGCCTGTCCCTACTTCCCGCTGTGCCGGAGCGGTGAGAATCCCAACGTCATTGAAAACCATTACCAACGGGTGCTCCCGCACGAAGAGCTGCGGGATGGAGCAAGTGAAGACGCTGCCCCTGTTTTTTAACCCAAACCATACAAGGAGATAAACCATGCTTCCAAAAAGCAAAACCAAACCTAAAGCAAACCTGAACGACCTGACCGCACTGGTGTACGGTCCGAGCAAAATTGGCAAAAGCACATGGTGCTCCCATGCGGAGAACGCCCTGTTTCTCGCCACGGAACCGGGCCTGAACGCCCTCGAAGTGTTCGAAGCGCCTATTACCTGCTGGGACGACCTTCTGCAGGCGTGTGCCGAGATTGCCGAAGGCAAACACGACTTCAAGACCATCGTCATCGACACGGTGGATAATGCCTATCGCATGTGCGCGGACTATGTCTGCAAGAAGTTCAAGATCGAACATGAGTCCGATCTTGGTTACGGCAAAGGCTATGCCCTCATCAATAATGAGTTCCAGCGCGTTCTCAACAAGCTGGCATTCCTGCCTTACGGTCTGATCCTCATTTCCCATTCCCACGAGCGTGACATCGAAACACGTACCGGGAAACACACTCGCATTGTGCCGACCCTGCCGGACAAGGCCCGCAAGCTGGTCACCGGTCTGGTGGACCTGATCCTGTTCTGTGATCTGGACATGAAAACCGGTGACGACGGCAAGCCCATGTATCAGCGGGTGATGCGCACCAAGCCCAGCCCCAATTACGACGCCGGAGATCGAACCGGCCGTCTTCCGGAGATGATCCCTCTGGACTTCCCGACCTTCCTGAAAGCTTTCAATCAAACGGCTGCCGGTTCAGCGGTGAGTGCCGCCCGGACAAAGTCGGAGCCAGCCACAACGGCTAAACCTCAGAATAAGGAGTAATGACAATGAGTTGGAATAACGATGACACCATGGACCTCGCGCAGTTCGACGATGATTTCGTTTCTGCGGATGTTGAAGAAAAGGACTTTGAAGCTGTTCCCGACGGGAAATATCAGGTTAAGGTCGATCGCGTGGAACTGACCCGCTCGGAAACTTCCGGCAATCCCATGCTCAAGTGGGCGCTGAAGATTTTGGGTCCCACCCATAAAGGCCGTCTGCTCTGGCGCAACAACGTCATTGCCAGCAAGGACAATGTGAAATGGCTCAAGCAGGATCTCTATACCTGCGGCCTGCAGATGGACAAGCTTTCGGACCTCCCGGGCAAACTGGAAACCCTTCTGGATGTCGGGCTCGAGGTGACCAAGCGCACTAAAAACGAATTCGAGAACATCTACTTCAACCGCCGGATTGTGCTTTCGGATGAAGATGCCGCAACACCGTCGGCCGGTCACGATGTAGACGACATGATTCCGTTTTGAGGATGGGCATGGTTACCGTTGTCGTTGATACCCGGGAACAGGAGCCTTACGGATTTGATTCGGAATCTATTGCATCAATCCGCAAGGCCCTCCCGGCGGGAGATTACTCCATCGAGGGATTCGAGACCCGGGTGGCGGTGGAAAGGAAGTCCATGGCGGATTTTGTTTCCACTGTCATTCGAGGCCGAAAGCGTTTTCACAAGGAGCTGGAAAAGCTCCGGCATTATGACGCAGCCTGTGTCGTCGTTGAGGCCAATTACCGGGATGTTCTCGGTGCCTGCTACCAGAGCGACGCCCATCCAAACGCCCTCATAGGAACCATTGCCTCCATCATCATCGACTTCGGTGTGCCTGTTTATTTCTGTTCAGACCGTCAGGCAGCCTGCCGGTTTGTTGAAGAGTTTTTAATGCGCTTTCACCGGAGGTTCGCTCAATGCCAAGAAAAACAAACTCCCCGGCAAAACTCCGGGGAAGAATAGAGAGAGTTTATTATGCCGGGCCAAAGTTTTCTGCAGGCCGTTTACTCACCTCCACAGGAGATGAAATTCAGTTTGCCGGAAACCTGTTTGCCCGTGAAAACCAGCCCGTGGTCCTTTTGGGGACGTGGGCCACCCATCCGAAATATGGTCGTCAGTTCAAGGTCGATGCCATGGAGCACGATCTTGATCTGAACCCGGAAGGATTGATTCACTATCTGGCCAATCACCCGGATATCAAAGGGATTGGCCCTGCCAAAGCCCGCCTTATTGTCGAAGAGTTCGGCGATTCATTCGAGGAGACCCTGATTGAATCCCCGGAGCTCATCGCATCAAAAGCCAAAATTTCCATCGATGCCGCCAATCGCCTGAAGGATGAATGGTGCAAAAACCGCAGCGTCAATGCCGTCTTGGCATGGCTCTCGGCCTTTGGTTTGACCCATCATCAGGTGACCACATTGGTCGACAAGCTGGGAGGCAACTGTCTGGAGATCCTAAAAGCTGATCCTTACATCCTCATCCGGGAATTGCGGGGATTCGGCTTCAAGAAGGTCGACAAGATTGCCCGCAAACTGGGCACGCCAAAAGACCACACGCCAAGAATCCGTGCTGGAATCCAATATTGCATGCACGAGGCGCTGGATCAGGGAAACTGCTGGGTCGAGTACGAGGACCTTGTTGATCAGTCCAACCTGCTTTTGGTGATGGATAATCTGGACAGCCGCATTCGTATCGAAGCGTCGCTGGACAACCTGATCAGTGAAAGACTGCTCTCCTGTGAATCCCATGCGGGACGCTTTCTGGTGGCTCTTTCCGATATCCTGAAAATGGAACAGGACATCGCAGCTATTTTCACCAAGGCGGATGCTCCGAATCCTCATTTCAAATCAACCCGCAACCTGCAGAAACTGATTCTGCGTCAGGCAGAAACGCTCAATGAAAAGCAGCTCGAAGCGGTTCACTCTGCGTTGCAGCACTCCATCAGCCTTATCTCCGGTGGAGCCGGATCGGGTAAGAGCTATACGGTTTCGGTCATCAACGCGGTATGCGAAGAATGCGATCTGGAGGTGGTGCTGTCGGCCCCGACCGGTAAAGCGGCCAAGAGACTCGAGGAAGTGAGTGGCCGCACCGGAACCACTATCCATCGCCTGCTTGGCTATGACGGCAAGTCCTTTTCAAAGGACAGCAATAATCCCATCGATGCCGACATGCTGATCATCGATGAATTTTCCATGGTGGATGTTCCGTTGGCGTGGCACCTTTTCAATGCGGTCGACTTTGCCAGAACGGCCATTGTCATTGTGGGAGACCACAACCAGCTACCGCCGGTCGGTCCGGGAAATATCCTTCGGGATCTGATCCACTCCAATGCCATCCCCACGGTCATTCTGGATAAGGTAGTCAGGCAAGCCGGTGTCCTGAAGGAAAACAGTACCGCTATTCTCAAAGGAGAAGTCAGAAAGACCAGCGACGCCAGTTCACAGGGATGCCGGGACTGGTATCTGGCGGATCAGTTCACCGACCCGGGTGCTGCCCGCAATTTCCTGCTGGATCTCTTTGACAAGCGGCTCGATGCCCTTGGATTTGATCTAATCAAGGATGTGCAGGTGTTGACTCCAACGCACAAGGGGCCGCTGGGAACCAAGTCACTCAATGAGGATCTGCAGCGGCTTATCCAAAAGCGCCTCTGGAATGTGAATGTTCCGGAAACACAGCCCGGCCGCCGGTCGCCATTTTTGAAACACGACAAGGTCATTCAGACCCGCAACAACTACGACCTGAACGTCATGAACGGTGCCATCGGTCATGTGCTCGATGTGTTGCCCAACGGCACGCAGTTGATTGATTTCGAGGGTGTGGCGGTTGAGATTGAAAAAGGCTCACCGAACCTTCAGGACATCCAGCTGGCCTATGCGCTGACAATCCACAAAACCCAGGGATCGGAATTTCCATGCGCTGTCGTGGTGGTCCACAAGGCTCATTCCTTCATGCATCACCGCAATCTGCTGTACACCGGCGTGACCCGTGCCCGCAAAACAACGATTGTGCTGGGCGATCGATGGGGTATCCGCAATTGCGCCAAGAAATGTCAGGTGGATGATCGCAAGACGTTCCTCTCCATTTTATTGAACAATGTGAATTGTCCTGAAGAGCAGTCAGCTTGCGCGGGGGCACAATGAGTATGGGCGGTTCAGATAATGTCAGAGAATACTACCGCCTGATAACCGAGCTCGATATCGGTGATGTGGTAAGGGATCTTCTGGCCGGAAGGATTACGCAGGAATCCCGGCAGCGGCTCCAGTGCGATTGCCCGCATCACCAGAGTCAGTCCCATCGCTCACTTCATGTGATGCTCGACAAACAGGGCTGGTATTGCTTCGGCTGCGGTGTGGGTGGTGATGTCCTCCAGCTCGTTGAGTTTATTCAATCGGGTACGGTCACCGCCGGGCAATCCGGTCCCATGCCCGACAGCCATCGGCAGGCCCGTGATTTTCTTGCAGGGATAGCCGGGATGCCGCCGTTGTCACGTTACGGCCTCACGCAGGAACGCTTGGAGCAGACGGAGAATGATCGCTCGTTTGAGATCCGGGTCAAAGATGCCCTGACCGAGCTGGCCCGCTACTATCACCAGCGGCTCAAGGAAAATCAGGAAGCGTTGACCTGGCTGAAAGAAAAATACGCCATCAGTGATGAGACCATCGACGACCTGTTGATCGGTTTTGCCGACAATGAGTCCGGTGTCATTGCAGCCCTGCGATCCGGCGAGCATGGCTTCAGCAAACGGGAGCTTTCCGCCACAGGAGCCTTTCGCCCGACCAGTCAGGATGGATTGAATCCGTTTTTTGAAAAGCGCATCATCTTTCCATACTGGAGTCGTGGCCGCGTGGTGTTCATGATCGGCCGCAAGACACCGTGGACTCCGGACGTAAATTGGGAACAGGGAAAGTACAAGAAGCTGCCGGTTCACGATGAACATCAGCGTCCTTATGTCGCCCGCTTCATCAATAATGCGGTGCTGTTCAATGAGGACTGCCTGCTGGGTAAGCCCGACCACATCATCATTACCGAAGGCGTGACCGATTGCATCGCTCTGATGCAACAGGGTTTCCCGGCGCTCTCTCCTGTGACGGTAAGAATCAGGGCCGCAGACTGGGAGCGTCTGGTCCCGAAGATGCGCGGGCTCAAGACCGTCTATATCTGTCAGGACAATGAAATCTCGGAGGCCGGGCTCAAGGGAGCCTTGCAGACTGCTCGCACGCTGGCCGAACACAAGATTGATACGAAGCTGGTTACCATTCCTCTGAATGAGCCCCAGCAGCAGGCACGTCAGGAGCTGCAGGAACGGTTCAATCTGACGGCAGCCGTTGGTCCCCGGGAACTGGCTAAATTACTCGAAGGCCACTCTGCCGAGGATATTCAGGAGGCTGAAACGCTGCTGGCCAATGCCAAGATCGATGTGAACGACTTCTTTGCATCCGGCAATGGCAAGGCTGAATTTGAGGAGCTGCTTTATGCGGCCTGTACGCCGGTGGAGTTCGGCATTCAAAGTCTGCCCGAGGATGCCCCGGAGGAAGAGAGAAACCGCCAGCTCGAGCCGGTTCTGGCCGAAATTTCGGCTCATTCACCGCTGGAGCAAAGCCGTCTATTGAAACTGGTTCAGGAGCGGCTGGGTAAAGCGGTTCCAATGGCGACCCTCAAGGAACAGGTGCGATCTGTTCAGCAGAACCGACGGGACAACGCCAAAAAGGAAAAGAAGAAAGTCAAACGTCTCAGCGGATCACCGCCCGGTTCCTGTCGCGCCCGGGTCGATGAAGTGCTGATCGATACGGAGCTGGAAAACGGTGCTCCGGATTATACCGCCGCAGCCGAAGCGGCCTATGACTGGTTTACCGCCAACGGAGCCCAGTTCTTTCACACCCAGACCGGCGAGCCGTTTATGTATTTCGACAACTCCATTTACTGGATGGATTCACCCGATCGCGGCCGCAAAAGACAGTATGCGGCCATGCTCTATAAGCACACTGGTATGGTTCCAACGTCCAACGGCGGTCGTACCTTTTTCGAGGTATTGCCCAGTCTGGCGATGATTCGAGGTCAGGTGCGCGACCATTTCTCGTGGTTGCACACGGATATTTCCAATTTCACGGTCTATTTCAACCTGAACAATCAGGATCATGAGATTGCCCGAATCACACCCGACGGCATCGAGATCCTGAAAAATGGTGGGAACGCCGACGGGATCATTCTCGACGGTTCCCGCAAGATGAAGCCGTTGAAGTTTCTGAAAGACGCCGCACCGGAGGAAGCCGACAAGCTGCTGGTCGATCTCCTGATCAACAATATGACCTGTTCGCAGGGTGACCGCTTTCTGATTCTGTCCTGGCTGACCTGTTTTCTGCTGATCGATTTTTCCGGAACCCGACCTATGACCCGTTTTGAAGGATCGGCCGGTTCGGGTAAGACCACGGCCAGTAAGCTGATTTCGGCGCTGCTTTACGGTGAGCCCCAGCACAAGAAAGCTACCGATGCGGCCAACTATACCGACGGTTCCCAGAATCCGCTTATTGTCCTCGACAACATCGAGGTCAAGCAGATGACCGAGGACCTGACCACCTTCATGCTGACCAGTATCACCGGCATTGCCAAAGAGAAACGCAAGAGCGGGACCGACAGTGAAACCGTGACCGAGCGGACCAAGTGCCTGCTCAATACCACCGGCATCGAGCCGTTGTGCGGAGAGCTGTCCGAAATCCAGTCCCGCAGCTTTGTGATCAATTTCGATATTGGCAATCAGGGGAACGATTGTTTCATCGAATCGGATGTAATTGCCGCCCTACAGCGCAACCGAGATTTGATCATTTCAGCCCTGATGAAACGCACCAGCGAGGTATTGGCGATGATGAAAGACGGCATGCGGACACAGGCGATGAAGCTATTGCACGAGGCCCTTGGCAACCATGACAAACGACGCTGTAACGAATATCTCAGTCTGATGTATCTGATGCTTCTGGCCGGATCATCTCAGGATCAGATCGAACAGGGAATGTCGACGCTGGCACCGGCTTTCAAGCAGCAGATCCAGACCATCAACCAGACCAGTCGTGAAACAGCCCGGGATTCCAATCACACCGCAACGGCGCTCTCGACATTGTTCAAAGCATGGCGAACAGCCGTGGAGGCCGATCGGAAAGACATGTACAACGATCGCCGGGTGGACCACATTCAGGAGTTTGTTGCCCGCTATCAGGTGCAGCTCGAAGAAGACGGCTGTCTCAAGGAGGTGTTGTCCCGGGAGCTGTTCGTGGCGCTCAAACGTGTGGCCAGAGATTTTGGTCTGCGCTTTGAAATGGATTCATCGAGGCAGTTTGCTCAGCGCTTTGCCAACGACCTTGAAACCATCCGCGAGGCTGGATTCGATGTTGTCATCAGCCAGAAACGATACGGAACCAAGCTCTACACCATCCAGACAGTCGAATAATTTTCGCCCTTCATACCATCACCCAGTCAGGCCCGTGGATTCACCTCTGCGGGCTTTTTCGTTTATATCCAAGGCAAATCCAGCAAAAACAATTATTCCGCTGCAAAAACGATTAGAAACCGGCATCTGGCCGGTAAAATCATTACAAAGGCCGCCGGTGTAGAAAGACCTTTCTACAATGTAGAATGTCCAGAGAGTACCTTTCTACAGCGCAAGTCGCTGTTATTTATAGCGTTACGAGGCAAGCGTAGAAAGTGTAGAAAGGTTTCAGAGGTTACTCCCCCTTACTGTTCATTTTTTCAAATCATGGGATGAAGGCATACCTGAAAAAAAACGGGCTATGCGTGAGTAATATTTCTATACCTTTCTACACTTTCTACAAAAATATATATAACTAACTGCTATTACTACTGTTAAGAGATGTAGAAAGGGGGTGTAGAAAGGTCCCTGAGCGTAGAAACCCCTTTCTACGCTTTCTACCATCCGACACTCAGGCTCCGGCTCCGGTAAGTAACGGGAAGAAAAATAAACCCGAACTTCCGGAGGTCACCCATGAGCCTTTTACAAACCATGCTCACGCATCTCGATTCCCCTGAGTGTGAGCCTTCCGAACAAGCTCCGCAGCCAACTGAAAACGACAGCAGCGCACCGGAGCCCGAGCTTTTTGTATCTACCGATCTGGAGACCGCACAATTCGAGTGGGCTGTCACGTCCGCCAGCGATTTGGAATACAACGGCAAAATCTATCGACGTCTCGAGCCGGAGTATTTCGCATGGCTCCGGTCACGGATGATGGCAGCCCAGTCCGCCTTCAAAGCCGGTAAGCTTCCGGAATCAAAATGGGAAAGCCTGAAAAGCAGATTCAACCCGCTTCAGGAATACGCGGTTCAGACATTCGGCAAGGAAGCTCTACAACAGGCATCCCGCCAGTTCAGCCCACAGAATTACCAAGCTCCCCGCCATGTTCCGGCAGAACCGGAGAAACCTGCAGAAGCTCCCAAGAACAACTGGATTTATCCGCCAAACGAAGCTTGGAATTGTATAGAGCACGTCAGCTCCGACGCATTGGCCAAGGTTGATGCCATCAAGGAGGAAGCCATGTCCCAGAAATGGTCTGAAGCCAGGTTATACCAGAATCAGGGACGATACCGCTTCCCCTGCGGTCAGGACTACGGACTGGTCTGCTTTGTAGGCGGTGACCGGAAGATCGGTGCCGTGACGGAAAGATATATCGAAATCATCCACAGCCCGGATACGCCGCGTCCCAGCACGCTCAGGTTTCACAACCCGGATGTTCCGCAGCCGTGGTTGAAGAAAGTGGAGAGTAACCATGAGCATTAAGAAATACGCCAATGCCGAACACATCCTCCCAAGAGAGCTGCTCAAGGAGGTACAGAAGCATCATTCCGGCATTCTTTGGATTCCAGCGCCGGGCAGTTTCTACAAGGAACGCAGGCAGCTGGTCATTGCCCTGAAAAGTCAGGGAATCGAAACCGATGAAATTGCCAGCCTCGCCGGTATCACACGTCGCCGGGTCAATCAGATCCTCGCGGACCACAGAAAAGAAACCGATGCCCGACAGGTTGAGGACTCTTCCGGTATGTAAGGCTTGAGGTGCGGGAAAACAGGCTAAATCTGCCTTCCGCCCCGAACCCCGACTTAGCAAAACGAAAATGAAGAACCGGAGATAAGCCTTGGCGATATCGAAAACAGACAAAAGCAGTTTAGACCGATGGCATCGGAATGAGGGTAAAGCCGAACAGTCCGAGGCCATGAAAAACAAGGTCGAAGCCATGCAAGGGAACCTTCAAACCCTCAAGCATGGCATCTTTGCCGACCGCTGCCTGACTCCGGAAGAGAAGGTCATGTTCGACAGCATCATCGAAAAGCTGCATGAGGACTTTCAGTTCAACAAATCCAGCGATTTCTTGCAGGTCGAGCTGGTGGGTATCTACTCAGTGAAGCTGGTCCGGGCTCAGATCGAAGGAAACACACAGGCCGCCGAAAGTCTCGACCGGATGATCCGCTGCCACATGAAGGATCTCAAGACCACCAAGATAGCCCGCGAGGGTGAGGAGCCGAAAGGTCCGCAGACGTCACCGGCCGAATGGGCCTCCGCTCTTCTTGAAAAAGTGAGTGAAGCCGCCGCCCAGAAGACCGCTTCCGTGAAAAAGCCGAAAAAAAGTTCAGATAACACCAGAGCCTCGAAAAGAAAGAGCGCGAAGGATTAGGCAGTTATGGAGGCTCAAGATGACAGGAATTTCAGATAAGACGTGTTCCCGGAAATTTCAGTTACACAAAATTTCCCGAATCGAAGGTGCGAACCATCGATCCAGCATCGGTTCCCTCCAATCCTATGCGCATAAGAACATACACAAGAAAATGAACTTTATTGGCTTATGCGCACATAACGCCATAAATCCCAAAGTGGCCTGTATGGCCTTGTTCGCGCATAACGGCATACGGCGCAATTTTAATATGCACCCCGGGAACGAAAAAGGAGCAGCAGGAGCCGCTCCGGATGTTCAGGTCAAGGATGCTGTCACAGTCTTTCAAGAGCATCCTCGAGCTGGCCATCGACAAGGTGGGTGTATATCTGGGTCGTTGAAATATCCCGGTGCCCCAGCGCCCTCTGCACGACAAGCAGGTCACTGGTGGCCCCGTATAGGTGGGTTGCAAACGTATGCCGTAGACCATGCGGAGTCAGGTTCTTTTCAATCCCGGCCTTCCTCAGCCACAAGGCTATTCGGTTGGCTATCTGCCGCTGGCAAAGACGTGTTCCTCTATTGGACAGAAACAGTGCGCTGCATGGCGCTGTGCTTTGCCGGGATCGTTCTTTCAAATATCTTTTCAGCAGGATGCGGAGGTCGGTTTTTATGAATTTGACCTGCACCACATTCCCTTTGGCTCTGACTCTCAGATGCTTTGCATCGAGGTCGATATCGTCTATGTCCAGCGCTTCAAGCTCACCGATGCGGATACCGGTGCCGAGCAGGACTTCGATCATGACCCGGTCCCGCATTCCGGCAAAGCCCATGCGGCCTTTGACCTCTTTCAGCAGCGCCTTCTTTTCTGAAGCCGTAAGAAACACCGGCGGCTTCTGCGCCAGTCTTTTCATGCGAACCGACCGAGCCGGGTTTTCAAATGTAAGCCCGGCATCGGTTGTCCATGTGAAGAATGAGCGGACCGCCGCCTTCAACCGATGCACCGATGCCGGTGACCGTGCTCCCGAGTCTGTGGTCAAAACCTCTGGCGAGGATAAAGCCCGATCCAGCAGACCGGGTGTCACATCTTGGCAGCAGAATCCGGGCTGGAAGGATTCGGCCACACAGGCCACCAGTCGCAGATCCCGCCGGTATGCGGTCACAGTCCCTACCGCTTTGTTTTCGGCCGACAGGTGGGCACAGAACCGCTCTATGGCCGCTTCCAGTCGATCACTGCTGTTCGGCATCAGTCACCTCCGCCTGCTTGCTGTGTCCCATCGGGGTGCTCTTGGGCAGCGGGAGCTCATCGATAAGTTCGGCATCCTTGGCCCAGACCAGCATCATCCGGAACACGCGGATGGTCTTGGCAACGGTTCTTTCGGCCCGGGCATTGCCATTTCCGAGCTTCAGCAGTGCATCGCATTTGAGGAACTTTCCAACCTGAGTGATACGCAGCTCCTGAAGCTTCTTGTCCTTGCCGAAGTATCCCTCGATGAGATCGAGGTCCTTCCGGTAGGTGTAGAGCGTCCGTTCCTTTTTGCCGTTCTCCCGAAGATGGTTGATGAAGGCGGCTGTGGTTTCATGAATGGTCATTTCTGTCATGGCATTAACTCCTTTGTTTTTGAAGCCGGTGGCTTAACCCAGAAACTCATCTATCTGCTGGAGCAGCTCTTCGACATGCCCGAGCGACCCGACATGCGCCCAGTTGATATTCGACTGCCCGGCATCTGCGGCCAGCTTCTGCTGAATCCGCTGGATGTACTCGGCAATGTTGTCCTGGCGCTTTTTGTAGGCCGTTCTGGCGTCGTCACTGTTTTTTACCTGTTTCATGGGGCGTCTCCTGCTTCGGTTTATGGTTCTGCGGGACCGTCCCGCGTCATGTCCAATGACGCTTATATCCCCTTGGAAATCAAGTGTTTGCAGAGATGTTTCTGCATTTATTCAACAACCCTAAAACAAAGGAGCGCAACATGTTAAAGAAAGCACTCGAATGGGTCATCCCATTGACGCTGGCCGGTATGGTTGCTGGCTGTGCCACGTACAGGCCGCCTGAGCAGATTCAGTCGGCAACATCCACCCTGAACCGCTACACCCCGGAATATGTACGGGAGGCAAACAAGGCTCTGGTCGAATTCAACCACCCGGATGCAGAGCGTCTGGTCGGAATCGGCCTGCGTCTGCAGAAAGCCATTGATTCACTGGATAGCTGGGCGAACACAAATCTGGAGGACAGTGAACAATGAAACAAATACTCGAACAAAACAGCGATGCTATCCGAGAGGCTGGTCAGGCACTGGTCGATATCGGCTCCGAGCTGGCGGCCGGGCGCATAGACGACGCATTCGAACGCATGGAAGCCGCCCGGCAGAAATGCGTGGAATGGCAGGAACTCGATCAGGCCATTCTGGATATCGAGGAAGCTGTCAGTAACAGGACGAACACATTGGCGGTCCAGCAGATCCTCACAGAGCTGATCTCATCGGTTCTTGGGATTGCCATCCGCAAAGGAATGCATTGATGGGTGTCTCTGATAAGGAGCGCAGGCTGGCCGCAACACTCCGTGACCCGGTTTTGTGGGGACAAGCATATCTCTACAACCGGGACGGTTCGGCACGGTCGTATTGGGACCATCAGAAGGAAGATCTCCGCTGCTCCCATAAAAACATCATCCACCTCGATGGCCGTGACGTTGGCAAGTCGATCGTGCTTTCGACGGATGCACTGCACTATGCCTTCACGACTCGCGGCGGACAGGGATTGATTGCCGCTCCTCATCAGGGACATCTCGACACGGTCATCGAGGAAATCGAGTACCAGCTGGATCACAATGAAGACTTGATGAACAGCATTGCACTCTCGAAATACGGCAAACCGAAAATCACCCGGAAGCCGTATTTCCGTTTGGAGTTTACCAATGGATCGGTTCTTTATTTTCGCCCGGCCGGTGCCTATGGCGATGCTTTCCGCTCGCTTCATGTGGGCCGGATCTGGGTGGATGAAGGAGCGTGGCTTTCCGAACGCGCATGGAAGGCTCTCAGACAATGCCTGAAAACAAGCGGCCGTCTGAAAATCTATTCCACGCCCAACGGCCTGCGAAACACTACCTACTATCGACTGACCATGTCAGAGCAGTTCAGGGTGTTCCGCTGGGCATCGTGGCTCAATCCATTCTGGACCACTGAACGTGAGTCGGAGCTGCTGGAGTTCTACGGTGGCAAAGATACCTCGGGCTGGCAGCATGAGGTTGCCGGGGAACACGGAAAGCCTTCCTACGGGACGTTCAACGTGGAGCAGTTCAATCTCTGCCGTCAGGAATTGCTGGAATATCAAAAGGTAACCATTACCGATACCGAGCTGCGCGATTGTGAAACAGAGGAAGCCGCCTATGACCGGCTTGAACTGCTGCTCAACCTCACGCCTCGAACCGGACTGTTCTGGATTGGCGGTGACCTTGGATATACCAATGACCCGACCGAACTGGTTATCTTTCAGGAAGCCGAGGTGGGTGATCGCAGTATCATGAAACTGGTGCTGCGCCTTCACATGGAGCATGTATCGTATCCGCACATTGCCCAGACCATCGCACTGCTCGAACGCTATTTCACCCCGGCTGGAATCGGCGTGGATAATGGCGGCAACGGTCTGGCCGTTGTGCAGGAACTGCTGACCCTAGACAAATACAAAGAGCTGGAATTGGAAGGCCGCTTGAAAGGTTTTGACTTTGGCGGCATGACCCGCCTCACCATCCGCGACGGCAAGGAAATCAAAAAGCGGACAAAGGAACTGATGACCAGCCTGATCAACGGTGCCCTCCAACGCAAACAGATCATCTTCCCGTCAGACGATCTGGAAATTGAAGACCAGTTCACCACCCAGACTTACACCCTGCGGGACGGCAAGATCATCTACTCCAAAGGCAACGACCACATCATCGACGCGGTTCGCTGTGCCATGCTCATTCGGGAGCAAGGCAACCTCGACCTTGCCGGTGAAGAGACCGTTTGGCTCAAGCCTGTTCTGACAGAGCCGGTCTTTTTTTGATATTTCAAGAATTTACCTTGATTATTTACCGATAATCAGACATATTCTTGCCAGATGTTTATATGTGTGGATTATTTGTCTGGAGACGCAAATGAAAACAGACCCGGTAAAAATATTTCGTAAATGCGGCGGTCAGCTTCGCATGAGTGAGGCGATTGAGCACGGCATTACCCGTTACATGCTCTATTCGCTTCGAGACAAAGGGATAATCGAGCAAATCAGTAGAGGCGTGTATCGGCTGGTTGAGCTGCCTCCTGTCAGCAATCCTGATCTGGTTACTGTTGCCCTTCGATATCCCAACGCCGTCGTTTGTCTAATCTCTGCACTCTCGTTTCATGAAATTACCACACAAATACCACATGAGGTTTCAATAGCCATTCCTCGGGACTCCCATCCGCCATCACTCGAATATCCACCTCTTCTTGTTCACCGGTTCACAGATCAGGCTTATCACGCTGGGATTGAGGAACATCAAATTGATGGAGTTACCGTAAAAGTATACAGCCCGGAAAAGACACTGGCAGATTGCTTCAAGTTCCGGAACAAAATTGGGATGGATGTCGTCCTTGAGGCACTGAAACTTTACAAGGGAAGGAAGAAGTTTGACCATAGAAAGATTCTGGAATACGCCAAGATTTGTCGGGTCGACAAAATTGTGCGCCCATATCTGGAGGCAAACATATGAAATTGCCCCAAAACGTTTCCGCCTCAGTAAGACAACGGCTTCTCAATCGGTCGAAAGCTGATAACCGCTCTTTCAATGAACTGCTTCAGTATTATGCAATGGAGCGATTCCTGTACCGGCTATCTATGTCAGATCACGCGCAGCATTACATCCTCAAGGGAGCCCTCATGCTCCGGGCTTGGAAGTCACCAGAGTTCAGGCCGACCATGGACATTGATATGCTGGGAAAGACCGGAAACGAAGAGGAAAATATCACCGCGCAGATCCGGGATATGCTTGCCGTGGAAATTGAGCCTGACGGTTTAACCTTTGATTCCGATTCCATTCAGACGGAGCGAATAACCGAAGATGCCGACTATGAAGGAATCCGAGTGAGGTTTCGCGGTGCTCTGGGCACTGCCAGAATCAGCATGCAGATAGATATTGGATTTGGAGACATCGTTTATCCGGGACCTGAGAAAGCAGAACTACCTTGCATGTTGGATTCTCCGGCACCATCGCTTCTTTGTTACAGCCGGGAAAGCGCCATTGCCGAGAAATTTGAGGCAATGGTAAAGCTGGGACAATTGAATAGCCGCATGAAGGATTTTTATGACATCTGGCTTTTGTCTCGTCAGTTTGAGTTTGAATTAAGCAGTCTTGCTGAGGCTGTAAGGCTTACCTTCAAGCAACGCGGGACGGAATTGAATGAGCCTATCGATGCCTTTTCAGCAGATTTTATTTCATCACGCCAACCGATGTGGGCAGCCTTCCGCAAACGATTAAAGCAGGATCATGTTTCTGAATCCTTCCAAGAGATGGCGACTGAGGTCAAGCTGTTTCTGGGGCCGGTAATCAAAGGTGTATCCGATCATATCACTTGGAAACCGGCTGGCCCATGGTCATGATCAATTTTGCAAAACCTCTGCACTTGTGAATAAGTGAAGAGGTTTTGTCTTTTTTGACTGTGTGCATTTCAACTACCCCGATGATGCAAATTTAAGAAGATTGCGCACCATCTTCTTAAATTTGTAACAACCACCCACCGCCTTTCCGACGTTTTCCCTCTCCCTCCGGTAAGTAACCCCAGTGTTGCCGCGATCGCCCCACAGTGGGGAGATGTGCGGCCGTTAAACCGGAAATAACCCGAGAGGATTACGTGGATACAAACGCCCAGCCAGATACCGAGCAGCCTGACAACGAATCCAATGGATATGCCATTGTGCCCATGGCCGCAGCGGCAGCCCTCGACGCCTCAGCCTTCAGCAAGGTAAACGCGTCGGACGCGGTTCCGGCCACATGGGAAGAGCGAGCCAGAAAGGCTTGGGAATACTATGTCGAAGAACCACTGGTAAAAAACTGCGTCAATTCATGGCGCACCTTTGCGGTCGGTGATGAAATCAAAATCACCAGCGATGACGAGACGCTGAAAGACGATGCGGTCAACGCCGCATGGCGACTCGATGTATCGGAGTTCATAAAGGACATGATCCTTCAGCTACTCGTCAAAGGTGATGCCGTCGGCTTCAAACGATATGCAACTTCCGGTCAGGACATCGAGGAAGTGGTATGCGTCAATCCGGTTTCGGTGAAGGTGAAGTATGCCCAAGGCGAGCTTATCGAAGCCAAGCAATATGCCGAAGATTCAGGCTCCGCCAGCGACCCCATCGATCTTCCGGTGGATCAGGTCATCCACCTGAAATGGGATGCCCCGGGCTTTTCACCAAGAGGCAATTCTCTGGTTCTGCCTGCCTTTCAGGCCATTGAACTGCTGCGTGACTATCGCCGCGCCGAACAGGCTATTGCCAAGCGCTGGGCCACTCCGTTCCGTTTGCTCAAAGTGGGCGGTGCCTTCGGCCAGAAGATGGTAATGCCGGACCAGCGGATGCTGGAACAGGTCCGTGACATGGTCAACAAGATGGATATGAAAAGCGGCCTTGTGGTCCCGTTCTATGTGAATGTGGAAACTCACGGCACCGATGGCCAGGTCCTCAACGTCGAGGACAAGGTCAAGGAGGTCAAAGAAGACATTGTGGTGGCGCTGGGCCTTTCCCGGTCCTTGGTGACCGGCGACGGTCCCAACTTTGCCACAGCTTCTGTGAGCATGCAAAAGATGATGGTCATGATCCGGGAGATCAAACAGGCCGCCCGCAAACTGCTCGACTGGGTTTTCGATGACTGGATGGAGCTGAAAGGCCATGCCGATAAGTCCCTGCAATTCATCTTCAATGACCTCGACCCAAGTGATGCCGTCGATTTCAAGAAACTGCTCATCGAGCTCTATGACCGCAAACTGATCAGCCGATCCAGCCTACAGCTCAAGATGGATCTGGACCCGGATATCGAAGCAGCCAACCGCGAGACCGAACGTAAGAACATCGACCTGATGGATGAAAAGCAGGTGAAGCCGGTGGTCGATATGGTGGTTTCGGGAATCATGAGTGTGCCCAGCGCCAGAAAGATGCTCGGTATTCCCGCTGACGGTAACAGCGATCTCGATACCGAGGCCCACCATCACTATACAGAGGAACTGGAAGCAACGGCGGCGACCTCCCTGTGTGATGAATGCAGCCACTTCAATTCCGATTCCAACCGCTGCCGAGTACACAACACTGAGCGCACTTTCGATTCCCCGGCCTGCAGGTTCATTGACCACCGGGAATCCTGATCATGCCTTCCGACCTTAAAGAACGCATTCAGGTGGCAACGCTCAAGAGCCTGAAATCCCGCAACCGCTACAACGATTCCATTACCGCCCAGCTGACTCAGTCCCTCAACAAGGCTGAACAGAAAGTGGCTCAGGCCATTTTGAAATACCGTAGCCTTGGATCTCTGCCGGACAACAAGCTGGCTGCGTTGAAAGGTCTGGAGAAATTACAGGGCGAGCTGGACGATGTTTTGCGCCAATTGAAGCGGGACCAGACGCTTGTCTTCCGTAAAAGCACCAAGGATGCTTTCAAGGGCGGCATCGCTCAGGGCATTACCGAATTGACATCCGCGTCACTACCTTTCTATGCCGACCTGAAGCCCGGAGGCATCGACAAGCTGGCCACCAAAGTGTTCTCCATCGTCGACACCAATGCCCTCGACTTCATGACGCAATACAACCTGACTCTTGCCGGTGACGTAAATCGGGAACTGGCCGACGGCATAAAGCGCGTCATCATGCAGGGAATAATTGAAGGAAAAGGTACTGATGAAATTGTCCGGGATCTCGGGCGGGTTGTCATCTACAAAGACTCTTTCAAACAGGCCGGGACAAAGGTCTTCAGCAAGGCGCAGTACCGTATGGAAATGATCGCTCGGACTGAAGTCTTGCGGGCGCACAACATGGGGCGGCTTAAATTCCATGAGCGTGTCGGAATTGAGAAGCTGGAGTGGATGACCATGGGTGACGAGCGGACCTGTCCGGTATGTGGGCCTCTCAATGGTAAAACCTTCCCGATTGATAAGTTTCCGGGTCAACCGGCACATCCATTCTGCAGATGCACCAACCTTCCTGTGTTGAGTGATATCAAGCTGAAAAATATTTGAGACGCCTTTCCGACACATTTCAAAGCCTTCCGGTAAGTAATCGCTGAAACCTCCCGCTCGCCCCGTGCGATCGGGGCAAATAACAGTGATTGAACCGGAGAATTTAATGGAAATGTTTGCCACTGACCTGGAAAGGCTGGCGTTCCTCCTTGAGGCAGATGCGGCGCTCGCAATCGATCCCGACGAGCTCGGGACCGATGCAGCCGAACAGAAGGCTCCTGAAGAGCAGCCCCCGGAGAAACGCCCCAAGTACATCACCAACTACATCGGCAGCAAACAGAAACTGGTCGACTGGATCTGGCGTAATACCCCGGACGGAGTTTCCTCCGTTCTGGATGCCTTTTCCGGCTCGGCTGTTGTTGCTTACATGTACAAATCCAAAGGGCTGCGGGTTTTTGCCAATGACCGTCTTCGCTACAGTCATCACGCAGCCAAAGCCATCGTCGAGAACAGTTCGACACGACTGTCCGAAGCCGAGATCGAAAAACTGCTGGCGGACAACCCCAAAGCCAAAACCTTTGTTCAGGACAATTTCAAAGGGATTTTCTTTGCCAAAGGCGTTCACGCGCTCATCGACTCGTTGAGAGCCAATTGCGACGATCTGTCCGGATACAAAAAGGACATCGCGCTTTTTGCCCTCGGGAAAACCTGCATGAGCGGCAAAGGCGGGTTTGGCCACTTCTCGTCTTCCACCGACTATGGGAAACGTCAGGACACGCCTGAAGAATTCAAAAAGCGCCTGAAAGCGAATATCGAACGGATCAACGCCCTGATATTCGACAACGGCAAGGAGAACAAAGCCTATCGCGGGGATGTTAACGAGATCCTTCCCAAGGTGAAGGCTGACCTCGCTTATTTTGATCCGCCGTATGCCACCGAGTTTTCGACCACCAATTACGAGAAAGCCTATCACTTTGTCGAAGGGCTGATGACCTATTGGGATGGCCTGACCATCAAGGCGGACACCAAGGTCAAAAACTACGAAACCAGCCATGTGACTGTGACCAAGGGCAACGCCTCCGACTTCTTTCAGGAGTTTCTCGGTAATGCCACCCATATCCCACACTGGCTTATCTCATACCGCGACCACGCCTATCCAAACGAACAGCAGATGAAAAAGATCATCGGCGGTCTGGGGCGTCAAAGCCGGATGAAGACCAAGGATCATAAGTATTCGATCACCTCCAAGCATGGCGAAGCGTCCAGCGCCAAGGAGCGTCTTTTCGTTTGCCTGAAAGGTAACCAGTCCCATGCGGATACCGATCAGGCGGCAAAACCTGTTCCGATGGCTGCCGCAGCCAATATCCATACATCCATCCCGGTGGAACTCTGTCTCGATGAAAATGCGGGGCTGAACGCCGAAGCGATGAGCGGAGGTCTCCCGGGTGATCCGCAGTTTACCTTCATCCTCTGCCGAACCGGCACCAATCGGAATGGTGACCATTTCACCGCTGAAGAGCTGGCCACGAGGCACATGACCGTCATCAACAAGAAAGTCGACCTGCAGCACTCGCAGGAGTTTGGCGACATCGTCGGTGGAATTGTGGCGGCTGACTATCTGGAAGATGAAATCGGCGGCCGGGTCGAATGCGTGGGTGAGCTCTATACCGGAGACACGCCCAATGCCCAGCTGGCCTAC